CCATTCGTCAGAAGAGCCGATTTAGTCGATGGCACAAAGCGAACATTGAGGACGATGTAAAGGTCATTCAGCAGGTGTATGGATATTCTTCGCAGCGTGCGATGGAAGTTGTCGATCTGCTCACACCAGAGCAAATGTCAGAGTTGCGTCAGAAACTCAACACTGGCGGTAAGGGTAAGATTCGCTAAATAGTCACTCCGAGGAAGGAGTGACAAAATGGCAGACGATGATATTTTCAATGGACTGGGTGTTGAAGTTACGTTACCAAACGACGAAAACTTCTTAAAGATCAAAGAAACCCTTACGAGAATAGGTATAGCATCCAAGCAGAATATGACGCTGAATCAATCCTGTCATATATTACATAAGCGTGGAAGATATGCTATACTACATTTCAAGGAATTGTTTATTCTCGATGGCAAAAGTGGTCGAACGAACTTCACAGATGAGGACGCACAAAGGAGAAATACAATCTCTGCGTTGCTCGCAGAGTGGGGGCTGGTGAATTTAGTGGATGATGTTGGAGAAAAACTCTCAATGAGAAGTATTAAAATTGTGCCATATAGAGAAAAAGCACAATGGAATCTCGTGTCTAAGTATACGATAGGAAACGATAAAAATGAAAACTCTACTTGAAGCAAGTCTTACCCGAATTTATCAGAAAACGCAAAAGTATGCTGTTGGAGCAGTAACGGCTGAGCGTGGTGGTAGATCCAAGGCTGAGAACAAGGCCAATAACAAGAAAGTTTTAGCCTATCTTCTCGACAAAGGTTACTCGGTAATCAAGGTGAAGGGTAGCTACATGGAGAATTTCGGAAGTGAGGATGAGCGCGAAGTTGGAGAAGAGTCATTCTTTGTAGCCAATCACAAGGTTGATGGTGATGATGGCGGAGAGCTTGAGCGCGATCTTATCAAGCTCGGTCGTCTATACGATCAGGATAGTATCCTGAGCGTTCCCTTCGGTACGAAGGGATACCTTTACGGAACGTCTAAGCGCAGCAACGCCTTTCCCGATTACGATCAGAAGCACGTTGTCGGAAAGCCTGTATTTGGCGATGCGAAAGGTCAATTTTTCTCTCGTGTTCGCGGCCGGAAGTTCGCAGTCGAGGCAGCAGAGGAGTTGGAAGTTCCGAATACTCGCAACGGTAAATGGGCAATGAGTCTAATGGCCGTTGAAGTGAGAAATGCAATTAATAACCTTGAGGAGTGATTTGGCGTGATTAATGATGATGATTTCTTTTCTATTGTAAAAAGAGATGCTGGTTACTATATCATAGATTTTGAAAATGTAGAAGAAAATCTTGAAACAAGCGCAAAGATATTTGGCCCGTTTCGGACTGAAGATGGCGCTGAAGAATTTATAGATAAGTTTCTATCAGCAGGATTCACCTCTGATGGTATTCTATTTCTTGAGGATCAGTAGTGCGTTATTATAGAATGTTTGATGAAGTCGAGCATCCCACGCTCGCAACCGCTGGTTCAGCCTGTGTTGACATTAGAGCATATTGCCCGAACGGTTCTTACATCATTGATCCGGGGCAGAGACTTTTGATTCGCACCGGGCTTATCTTTGACATTCCTGACGGATACAGTATTAGACTTCATCCTCGGTCGGGGCTATCTATCAAGAATGGCATCACACTTATTAACGCAGAAGGTGTGATTGACTCTGATTATGTAGAAGAAGTGAAGATTCCTATCATCAATCTTGGGCATCATCAGTTTACCGTTAATCATGGAGAGCGTGTATGTCAGGCTGAGCTTGTTGAAAACTACACTCCCTATCCTCAAGAGATTATGGAACCTCCTGCGCGCAAGACAACCCGGGCGGGAGGATTTGGTTCTACAGGAGTAAACTAATATGATTATGGATGGCCGGCCACCGACGACAACACCGCTTTATCGAAAACCAGAGACACGAATCATCAATAAAGTATTCCTTCATTGTTCTGCTTCTGGTCTTCCTGAACATGCTCGTGTTGATGTGATTGATATGTGGCATCGTAAGAGAGGATTCGATGAGATCGGCTATCACTACTTCATTGACTTTGAAGGAAAGATATGGCATGGTCGAGACATTGAAAAGAAGCCAGCAGCGCAGAAGGGGCACAACACAGGATCAGTTGCGATTTGTTTGGCAGGATTACGACAGACAGACTTTCGTTTAGTTCAGCTCGATTCATTGATTCACTTGTGTTACGAGATCAATCACGCACACAATGGCAATGTCACGTTTCATGGACATTGCGAAGTATCAAACAAATCGTGCCCAGTCTTTGATTACAAGCATTATCTAAAGCTCGATGCTGATGGTGTGCTTGGAGGAAACAGAACAGATATTACTGCTGCACTTGAATTGTTCGATACCGGAGTTGCGATTGTTCAACTTCAGCGGCAACTAAATCATTGGTTAGGTTCCAATGGAAAACGAATGGTTCATGTTGATGGCGTGTTCGGTAATGAAACTGCTCAAGCAGTTATTGATTTTCAAATTGCAAATGACTTGCCACCAACAGGCCGGGTCGATAGTCTAACGAAGCTACAGCTTCCGATACTTGTATATCATGGAGGGCAAGAAAATGAGTGAAGTGAAAGTGATTCATCCTATCAGCGGGTCTGCTCCGATCATTGCCAAAGTGTCAAAACTTCATCGAGATGAGTATTATACACTTGAAAATCCCTTCTCTTTGATGTATTATAGGGATGAAGATAACAACGAGAGAGTCAGCATCGGCAATATCCTCGTGTATGCCAAAGGCAATAAAGTGGACATAAAGGCCGATCATATTCTGTTCATCTATGAACCTTCGGATGAAACTCTCGAATTTTACAACAAGAAAGTGATTGATGCCGGTTGACAGACTTTACACTAGCGTAGAGAACTTCAAAGGAAAACTTCTCTATCGCGGTTACGAGAATGGGCGACGGGTTCAGCAGCGTGCTAACTTCAAGCCCACTCTATATGTCCCGTCTAACGAACCTACCGGATGGCAGGCGTTGGATGGGACTTTCGTGCTTCCGCGACCTCAAGAGAGTATCAAAGCGTCTCGTGATTTCATCGACCGCTATAAGGGAATGTCTAACTTCAATGTGTATGGCAACATTCCCCCGCAATACGAGTTTATCAACAAAGCATTTCCCAAAACGATTGACTACAATGCTGATTTGATTCGTGTAGCGTATCTGGACATCGAGGTCGAAACGCGAAACGGATTTGCCGAACCCGCTGACGCGGATCAACCCATTACTGCTATCTCTCTCAAGAGTGCTGGGCAGTTTTACGTTTTTGGCCTCAAAGACTATGACGTTCGACATGAGAATGTTCAGTTCTACTTGGCTGAAGATGAAGAGGATCTTCTTCGACAATTCATTGCGACTTGGCGTGCTTTGGATGTGGATGTTGTGACTGGATGGAATGTTCAGTTCTTCGATATTCCGTATCTGGTTAATCGTATTACGAATGTGTTTGATCTGGATACCTCGCGCAAGTTGTCTCCGTGGGGGCATTTCACGACGCGCAATGCGATCATTCATGGTCGTGAGCAAGTAGCTATGACACTTGTTGGAATTGCTATTCTCGATTATCTTGAGCTTTATAAGAAGTTCACCTTCACGCAGCAATCGAGCTACAAGCTGAATCATATCGCATATATCGAGTTGCGTCAGGAGAAGGTTGATTACTCCGAGTATGGCACTCTACATGATTTGTATGACAATGACTATCAGAAGTTCATTGACTACAACATCCAAGACGTTGAGCTTATCGAGCGGCTTGAAGCAAAGATGAAGTTCATTGAGCAAGCCTATGCTCTGGCTTACTCTGCGAAAGTCAATCTCAACGATGTATTCTCGCAAGTGCGTATGTGGGATGTGATGATTCACAATTATTTGATGGAGCGCCACATTGTCATTCCGCAAAAGAAGGAGTCCAAGAAGGATGAAAAGTATGCGGGTGCTTACGTCGCTGAACCCATTACTGGTATGCACGATTGGGTTGTGAGCTTCGACCTTGCGTCTCTGTATCCGCATTTGATTATGATGTATAACATTTCGCCGGAGACGTTGACTTCACATACCGAGAAGATTGACATTCAGGATGTGATTGATCGCAAGGTATCGTTCAAAGACTCGGATGTGTGCGTTGCTGCAAATGGTCACACATTCCGGCGTGATGTTCGTGGGTTTCTTCCTGAAATGATGCAGATGTTGTATAATCAGCGCAAGGAATATAAGCGAGAGATGATCGAAGCAGAGCAAGAGCTTGTTGATTGTGCAGGTGGACTGGCTGAACGCGCGGCGATCGAAAACAAGATCGCGAAGTTCAAAAACTTCCAGCTCGCTCGTAAGGTTCAGCTTAACTCAGCTTATGGCGCTTTGGGGAATCAATACTTTCGCCACTACGATCTGCGACAAGCGGAAGCGATTACCATGTCCGGGCAGCTTTCTATTCGTTGGATCGCGGCTCGATTGAATGAGTTTCTGAACAAAGCATGTGGAACAGAAGACAACCAGTTCGTCATCGCAGGTGACACAGATTCGGTTTATCTGAATCTCAAGCCTGTAGTGGATAAGTTCTACGGCGACAATCTCCCTGAAACAAGCAAAGTCATTGATTTCCTTGACAGTCTGTGCCAGAAGAAGATCCAACCTTTCATTGACAAGTCGTATCAGGAGTTGTCCGATACGATGAATGCCTATGAACAGAAGATGGATATGGAACGAGAAGTCATCGCGGATCGTGGCGTGTGGGTCGCCAAAAAGCGATACATGCTCAACGTCCATGATAGCGAGGGTGTGCGCTACGATGAGCCGAAGTTGAAGATCATGGGTCTGGAAGCAGTCAAGTCTTCGACTCCGGCAGCTTGCCGTGATAATCTCAAGAAAGTGATGCGACTGATTTTGACCCATACTGAAAGCGATGTGATTGATTTCATTGAAGCGTTTCGTAAGGAGTTCAAGACATTGCCTTTGGATGAGATTGCATTTCCTCGTGGCGTTAATGGTCTGCGAAAGTATCGGTCAGCAGATACCATTTGGAAGAAAAGCACTCCGATTCATGTCAAGGGAGCATTGATATATAATCACATGCGCGAAGAGCGTGGTGTTGCGAAGAAGTATGAAGAGATTCGTGATGGCGACAAGCTCAAGTTTGTTCATCTTCGTGAACCGAACGAAGCTATGGCTCCGGTCATTTCATTCCCCGATGATCGCATTCCGACTGAGTTTAATCTAAGCAATGTGATCGACCATGACACTCAGTTCGATAAGGCGTTCGTCGAACCGTTGAAGATCATTCTCGATACGATTGGATGGCAAACAGAACGCAAATCCACTTTGGAGGCATTCTTCTCGTGAGTTACTATATGATGATCAGCAAAGACAACTGCCCGTATTGTGTAAAAGCAAAAGCGTTGTTCAAGACGTATGACGTTCCCGTTGATGTGCTGAATGTTCCTGATGATCTTAGTCGGGATGAGTTCATCAATATATTTGAAGGTATGGAACAACCTCTGACTGTTCCTAAGGTATATGCTGGAAGCGAAGTGATCGGCGGATACCAAGAATTGGTTGAATATTTTAGGGAGCTTGGTGAAAGATGAGTTTTTTCAAAGACATTACACGGTCGATCAGTAAGATCAATCCTGATGTAAATGAGTTCGGTGATGTTGAAGCGTGGGTGGATACTGGTTCGTATGTGCTGAATGCTCTTTTGAGCGGAAGCATTTATGGTGGCATCCCAAATAACAAGATCGTCGCGCTGGCTGGTGAGAGTTCTACTGGTAAGACGTTTTTCACTCTGGGTATTGTCAAACAATTTCTTAAAGACAATCCTGAAGGTGCGTGCTTCTACTTTGAGAGTGAGGATGCCATTACGAAGCAGATGTTGATCGAGCGTGACATTGATCCTGATCGTGTTATCTCTGTTCCGGTCGCGACCGTTCAGGAGTTTCGGCATCAAGCTGTTACGATTCTCGACAAGTATCTGGAGGTAGCCGAGAAGGATCGCCCTCCGATGATGTTCTGTTTGGATAGTCTCGGAATGCTCTCGACGACCAAAGAGATTGAAGATACCGCTGAAGGTAAAGAGACACGAGACATGACGCGAGCGCAGCTCGTTCGTGCAACCTTTCGTGTGTTGACGTTGAAGCTCGGTAAGGCTGGTGTTCCGATGATCGTCACCAATCACACCTACGAGACGATGGGCATGTTCTCGACGAAGGAGATGAGTGGTGGCGCTGGTCTGAAGTATGCCTCTGACTACATCGTGTTTCTTTCTAAGAAGAAGGAGAAGGATGGGACTGAGGTTGTTGGAAACATCATTCATTGTCTGAACAAGAAGAGCCGATTGACCAAAGAAAATATGATGATTGATGTGTTGCTTCGCTACGATAGTGGTTTGTCGCGACACTATGGGCTTCTTGAGTTGGCTGTTGAAGCTGGTGTGTTCAAGAAGATGTCAACCAAGTTTGAGCTGCCTGATGGAACAACCCAGTTCGGCAAGACGATCCTGAAGAACCCGGAGAAGTATTTCACAAAGGAAGTGTTGGATGCGATCGACGGCGTTTGTAAATCGAAGTTCTGTTATGGGTCTGCGATCGTAGAGGAGGAAACCGATGAGCAAGGTGAGTGAACGATATGAGATGGTCCCTGATCTCGATGGCACAGAAGATGCTTGGTGTATTCGTCTGAAAGAAGAGCCATTTGAAGGTGTCATTTATCGGTACGGTAAAGTTAAACTACAGGTAAATGAAGAGAATGATGATAATTTGACAGCCAACTTCGTCTATGATATTCTTGTTGTTCCTGAACAGTTACAGGAGCAGACTTTTGAGGATGAAGTCAAGTGGGACTTTGAGAGATTGATCGGAGACATTCTGATGGACATTGTTCAGACCGCGATCGACAACTCGGAAGTAACCGAAACAGAAGATGAAGATGGAAATCTTACCATCAAACGAAAGGTGACGTTTTAGTGGATAGAGTGGAATACACAATCATTCGCAACCTAGTCCGTAATGAAGACTTTGCGCGAAAGGTCGTTCCGTTTATTGATCCTGAGTATTTCAGCATCAAGGCGGAGCGAACCATCATTGAACAAATCGTTGAGTTCTTTTCGGAGTATAATGCGTCCCCAACTCCAGAGACGCTCGCGATTGACTTGAACGAAAAACGTGGAATCACCGAGACTGAGTTCAAAGATATTCAAGAGACATTGAATCAAATCTCTTC